ACCACCCAGCGGGCCAACCGTGTGCACCGGCACGTTCTGGTCCATCGAGAACTTCATGCCGCCAGCGAGGCCCATGTTGCCCGAGCGGTACTGATCTGCGATCAGCTCAGAGGACTGGAAGAGGCCCTTCTGTGCATCCACGAGCACGGCTTGCGCATTGGGCGAAAGGATCGCAGTGCGATCACCATCGCGCGGAGCAGCCATATCGTCCAGCTTCACACCAGCCTGCAGGTAGGTGAGCATGCTGTTCGGCGTGGTGCCAGGCGTGCCAACCTGATTCCAGGTGTTGTTCTTTGCCATCTGCAGACCGTTGTAGTCCACCTTGTTGGCGATGGCTGCATAGGCCGGCTTCAGGAAGCGGTCCGAGAAGTCATCGATGCTCAGGGTGAGGTCCGCAGTGGTAAACGCGATGTCCACGCCTTCCTGATTGGTCAGGACGAGAGGACGGTACGTTTCGACCGCATCCTCCACTGCCAGTGCAACACCAGTGCGACCAACGTATTGCGGGGGAATCCGCACGTTGATGGTTGCGCCGATCTTCGCGCCGTTGATGGCGAATTGGTCGGAATACTCGCGGTTGATGTTCTTCGCGAACACCAGGTTGTTCTCCAGAACACGGGCGGCTTCGCGCGTGATCATCAGCGGAGTGAGAAGGTTGTTTGCCATTTCTTACTTTCGTGCGTCGCGGAGCTGCTTCTCACGAGCCTTGATCCAGGCTGCGTCTGAGAGAGAGTCAGAAATTCCGCTTGTGTTGGTGGTGCGTCCGCCGATGGGTTCCATCGTCTCGCGCGGCTCTTTCTTCGCCGAGAGCCTGTCTTCCAGCTTCCCCAGTTCGCGCACTTGAGCCAGCGGGCCGAGCTTGTTGATTCGCTCTGCCTCGGAAGGGTGTTTGGCGAGGTGATAGACGAGCTTTTCGCCCATCTCCGAATCCATGATTGCTTCGTACAGAGCGCCCTTGGTAGGGATCAGCCCGTCTTCCACAGCTTCATTGATCACGGCGTCGAAATCGGGGAAAGCCTTCTGGCCTGCCTCGATCACGGCGTTCACCTTTGATTGAAACTCGCGCTGGGCCTGCGCCCGCGTGGTCTCTTCCTTTTCCTTCTTGCTCTCGTTCTTGTAGGCTTCGAGTTCCTTCTTGGCTTCCTGGCGGGCGACGTGCAGGGCACGCGCTTCCACGAAATCCTCATAGGAATTGAAGTCCTCGCGCTTGGGGGCGCTTTCCGGCTTGGTCTCAGCGGCGGCTTTGGGCGTTTTCAGCTCGGCAATCTGCTGCTCAAGAGCTGCATAACGGGCCTCGGCTCGTCGTTCTGCTTTGGCAGTCCGCTTTTGAACAATCGCGTCAAGCTCAGCTTGCGTGAAGGTCTTTTCGGTCTGCGTTTCCTGGCTTCCTGCGCCAGTCACGTTTTGCTGATTGGTGTCAGCGGGCAATGCTTGCCCCTCGGGCTGCCCCGATGCGTTTTCAGTTGTCATGATTTCCCTGGTACAGGAAGCCCGGTGAGCCCACCGGTAGGTTTAGCCGCCTGCTGGCGGTGTTTCTTGCGCCTGAGCGGCCTGCATGGCCTGTTGCTGGCTGAATTGCTGCTGTTGGTCTGCGCTGTCTGCGTTGCGCAAATCCATGTTTCTCTGGTGCTCGGCCTGCTGCTCGGCAGACTCTTGCTGCCCAAGGCCTAGTAGCGTGTCGATCACATATTGCTGGCGCTGCATCTGCATTTGCATCTGCTGGGCCATCTGCTGCAGGCCGGCAATCGCCGCCTTCGTCTCGTTGTTCATCGAGGCAACCGCCAGCTGCCCGCGGACTTGCATCTGCGTCTTCTGCAGATCAGCGTTCGTCGCGTAGATCTTGGCCTGCGTCTCGCTGTCTTTCGCAGCTTTCTCAGCCTTGAGCTGATCGTTCTCCTGCATCAACTCGGTGACGATGGAGCGGCCCTCCTGGAGTTGCTGCTGTAGCTGCTGCATCTGCGCCTGAACCTGCGGCGGAATGGCCTGCTGGTCATCGTCACCATCAGCTTGCGCAGCCTGTGGCGGCAACATGGCCTTCAGGCGCTTCGCCATGCGATCCGTACCCGGGCCGTCCTGGTTCTCCATGAAGATGTCGCCCAGCACCTGGAAAGCAGCCGGGAAGCTCTGGAAAAGCTGGTTCATCATCTCAGCCTGCTCGACACGCTTTGTCGTGTAGCTCGGGCCAACGGATGCAACCACGTCGTATTTGCCAACGTTCAGGTTGTAGATGCGCCTGATCGAGCCGTCTGGCTGTTGAACCTTGCGCATCGACTCGTCTTGATCGGGGTCAAGATAGGCTTTGTCGGCCGATCCGTCTTCACCAATGATCCGAGCCACTGTAGGCTCGTCGTAGACCTTCGGCGCCCACTGCACGAACACGCGACCACAGTGGCGGATGGCCTTAGCAGCGTTGTCCGGCAGGTGGAAGGTCGAAATGTCGCCCTCTTTCTGACGCGCCAGGATCGCTTTGCCACTGGTTTCGTTGCCCTTCTGGCCCAGCGATGCAGCACCCAGGCCAGACGTGTCCTTGAGCGCATCCTTGGCCAGCATCAGGCCCTGCATGATCCCTTGCGATGCAAGCGGAGGCTGCGAGCGCTGCGGCGGCGGCGCGGGGTTGCCGTTGATATCGACCGTGTTGTATTCGAGGTAAGCGAGGTTGTCGCTGTTCGCGCCTGCCCACTCGCTCTCGAACCCGTCAAACGCTCCAGCAGCGCCCACAAACGGTGCCTTCGGCTGCAATGCCGTGGCCTCGACGTAGGTGGAGAACATGTAGCTCACCATCCGCACCGAATCGCGCGAATCGCGGACCAAGCCCTTCATGATCGGGCGCCCGTCTTTCACGTAAGTCTCGCCAGCCATGCGAAACACCGGAATCCAGGTGATCGGCAGCTCAACGGTCTTCAGAATCTTCCCGGCGATGATCTTTCGCCACACCACCCGCGTGTTCTTCTCCACGTAGGTGCTCATCACCTCGGCCTTCTCGCCGGTCTTCTTGGCGTTGGCCCAGTACTCATCCTCCGAAACCTCGCCGGTCGGCGTCTTGATCCGGTTCTTCTGGCTGGTTTCGATGTTCATCCACTCGGCGACCTTGACCGTTTCATCAGTCACCCAGTTGTAGGGGTCTTCACCCTCCCAACTCACTGGATCGACACCAGGGAATTCACGCTCAAAGACCGCCCGCGGCACGTTCTCCTCGATGAAGCAATACCGCATCGTGCTGGCTACAGGATCCAGCGCAAACGGATCAGGCTTCACCGCGCAGGTGTTGAAGATCGGTCGGATTGCCAACTCATTCGAGCCTTCGCACCGCTCCTCAACCATTCGAAACCAGCCCTCGCCGCCGACTGTCTGGTAAAAGTTGGCCGTTTCGTAGGCGATGTCTGCATCCGACTGCTGTTCACAGTGCCGAGCGAGACCATTGAAGATCTTCGCCGTCTCCGGATCTGCCTCATCATCGACCGGGCGGATCTTCATTGCAGGCGTGTTCTGCCGGAAGTCGTTCGTGACCTGGTGCACACGCGGCGCGAGGTCGGAGATGGTCAGGCAGGGCCGCGCGCCCTTCGGATCGCCCTCACGAGCAGCACGCAGACGTTCAGGCCAAATGCCCTCACCGTCGAAGATGCGCACGTCTTCCTCGAACTCTTCGCGCGACTGGGCCAGTCCTTCGCAGGCTTCGGCGTATTGCTCGCGGGCAAGTTCAAGGAGTTCTTTTTCGGTCATCAGGCCATCCACCCGCCACCACTGCGCGTCGGGATTCGGTTGCGAACGATCACAGGCTTTTCCTTGCGCGTGACGACCCGCCGCGCTCCTTCACAGGCATAGCGCAGCGCATCAATCACATGGTTGTGTTTGTCCTCAAACTTGGGCATCACTTGCCCCGTCAGAGGGTCGGTTTCGTAGCTATAGAGCGTCAGTTCGTCGATCAGGTGCTTGCATCGCGGGTGAACCACAATGTCAAAGCTCTTCAAGAACTCGACCCCCTCTTCCAGGCTCTTGGCGCCCTTGATCGCCGCAACGATCTTGGGGAAGCCATGCTTTTGCATGTAGCTGATCGTCTCGGGCCGGGCTGAATCGGCCGTGATGATCCATTTTTCAGCATCTGGCACGCCCATGAACAGCTCTGGCGTGTTGACGATCTCGCAGCCCACCATGTAGGCCTCGTAATCGACGTACAGCTTGCGGCCGTCGATGTGGCAGCGGATCAGACAAGTCGGATCGACCGAGAAACCCCAGTCGGCTCCAAGCCTGTGATGCGCGCCGGCAGGCGATTCGAATTCTTCGACAGTCCAATTCTTGAAAACGCGGGCTTCGCTGTTTCTGCGATATTCGCCAAGCCAGACATGAGCGTACTTATCCGGATCGCGAGCCCTATCGAACTCCATCTCGGCCTGCAGCTCGTCTGGGAACCACGGGTTGTCGGTGTAATTTGCCCTGACAACTACCGCACCATCCGGCAGCACAGGTCCGCGTAGCAATTGGTCTATTGGGTCTGACTCAAGATCAGGGTTCCAGTCAAACCAGAGTTGACTGCCAGGCTTTCGTATCGTCGGGCGCAGCAGCGTCAGGCTTTTCTCACTTGCTCTTTGCGCCTCGGCGAACCACGCTCTATCGAACCCCTCCAGCGACTTGATCGAGTCCG